TTGTCCACATCAAACAACGGGAATGAGCCCTTTTCCTCACCAAGCTTAGCTGATGCCTCAGCTGCCGCCTGGGCAACCGATGTGGTTACCGTGTCCGCCAAGGTAACTGCCTGGGGGCTGCTGTAAGGCACCCCCAGCATGGCCAGCATGTCAGCAAACCCGGTGATGCCAATGCCAATACGCCGCTTGCGCAACATCTCTTCCTGTTGCTGCGGCAGCGGGTAGTTGGTGGCGTCGATAACATTATCAAGCATACGGGTAAGCGTTTGCACTGACCGCACAAGCTTGGCATGGTCAATCTCTGCATGGGCGGTAAATGAGTTGGACACCATACGCGTTAGATTGACCGACCCAAGGCAACATGCGCCCCATTCAGGTAGAGGTTGTTCAGCACATGGATTTGATGTAATAAGCTCCTCAGCATAACTGAGTGGATTGGTTGCGTTAATGCGGTCAATAAACAACACACCGGGATCTGCGTAGTCATACGTAGACCGCATAATCTTGTCCCACAACTCTCGCGCAACAACGGTCCTGTAAACCTCTCCCTCAAACACCAGGGGCCATTTGGCGTCATCACTAACCGCTTGCATAAAGGCATCCGTAACAAGCACGGATACATTGAACATGCGCCAGCGGGTTTTATCCCGCTTGGCCTCAATAAAAGCCTCGATGTCGGGATGGTCGCAGCGCAAAGTTCCCATCATTGCCCCGCGGCGGTGACCCGCTGACATAATGGTTTTGCACATGCTGTCCCAATCATTCATAAACGACAAAGGACCTGACGCCCCAACACCCAGCTTGGTAATAAGTGCGCCGTTGGGACGTAGTGTTGAAAAGTCAGTACCAGTTCCGCCGCCTTGCTGCATGGTTAAGGCAGTGGCTTTCAACATATCGTGTATACCGGCCAATGAATCGGGCACCCGACCCATAACGTAACAATTCATCAACGTTACCGCCCGGCCTACACCGGCACCCGCAATAATGCGGCCGGCGGGCAACACACTGAAATCACTTAAGGCCTGGTAAAACTCATCAGCTACGTTGTCTCGAATGTCTGGAGTTTCAACCGCGGCAAGCGCGTTGGCAACGCGCTGCCACGTGTCCTTAACAGTAACATCAACAGGCTCGCCGGTGGTGTCCTTGAAACGGTATTTTTCGTTCCAAATCTCATAAGCGATGCCCGTCAGTTGCATAACCCCGTTCCCATCCGGTTGGAAGCTTACCCCAAGGTTTGCACAGCGCCGCAGAACGCCGGCAACTTCCACTTATACGTTGAATTGGCGCATGCAAATCCAACCCGCCTAGCTTAGCAATACCAAGCCAGGGATCCCCAAGCACAAAATAAGGAGGCGCTAAATTTAGCCAGCAAGACTGGTGTAATAGGGCAAGCCATCCACCATTTGGGAGGTTAGATCTCCGAATGCGTTCGGGTATCTGTTGATTAAAAACTTGGCCACTTCGCCAAATACATAACGGATCTCCCATTCAGCTGCTGGGTCGGTACGCAACTCAATTACATGGCGCAACGTACGGAAGTTGGCAGTCCAGCCAATAGCAGTAGCCAACCCTTCAGGTGCAATGCGGCGCATGGCAGATGTTAGGCGCTTCTTTACTTCAAAAGAAGTGCCTTTCTCTTCCAGCCCAAGCACCACGGCCAACTCTTTTTGCCATTGCTCACCAGCCGCAATGGCTTCTTCAAATATCTGCAGAGCGCGTGGGTTGGCACGAATATCTTCAGGAATGCAAAAATCAAGTTCGGTTAACCGCACAAACCGTAACGATTCCTGGCTTATGGCAGTGCCAACCCGGTGGCGTACCAATTCGTGGGTGAAAATACGCGAGACACCCAAAAACACAAAGTTGACGGAAACATGCTCAAACACAGAAAAATGCTTCTGTTGAATAATGTTGGCAAGGTATTCCTTGTTGCCCTCCCGCACACGGGTAACGTTTGGATTTAAGCCGGGAGCAAATGAGCGATAGCATAGGCGGCCATAGGCCTCAATCAAGCCCTCAGAATGAGTAGGGCTAATGGTATGCCAGTCAGGCACGCCCAAGGCTGCAAACAGCGCCTTGGCGCCCTCCACAATGGCAACCGTCTCGCCAATGGCAAAGATCTTGGGTGTAACCGAGCGCATAAGCATCCGCTCCCCTAAAAGGTGGTTGGTAGGATGCACTATACCGGGGTTTAGACGCCTTCATTAAGTCCGAGGTCGTCTTTAGTAATGCTAATACCGCCAGCACCAGAAGTGATTAATGTTGATACCATTTGGCCTGAACACAACCACTTACCTATCAATTCTTGCACCGGCAGCGGAAAGCGGTCAAACCGCGCGTTTAAACCTTCAGCACCTCTAAACCATTGCAGGTTAACTGAGCCGGCCGCAATTGAACGCAGCTTCTGCGCACCGGGTTGGCTGTTACTAACCGCCTCATTACCGTCAAAGATGGCAAAGGCCATTTCGATTGAACCATCGATAATACCTTGTGGAACGATATTATCCTCAATATCGGTAATGCCGGTACGCGGCCACTGCAATGGCTGGTTTTCTTCAGTTTTCTCGCCAAGCCAGCACTGGCGGTCAAACAAACGGGTGGCCGTAACCAACAATTGCCCCTTCTGATCAAGTGTTAAATCAAACCACGCCGCGGCAAGGAAGTTGGCCTGCAAATAAAGATCAGCCTGCTCAGCGTTGGCGTAAACATCATAGGGGTTGCTGGAGACAACTACGGTTTCAGTTGTCATAACTTGCCTCTTAGCCGAACCAACCCGCCCTTGGACGGCGCAGCATACCGCGCAAACTATCAATCACATTAATTAGTTCCATTGAAGTTGCCCCACGGCGGCGCAAAACAATGTTGAGAGCGTTGTTCAACATATGCTTGAGACCAGTGGCGGAAGCAGCGGCCGGCAAAAACTTAACAGCCAGCGCATACAGCGCCAAAGTAGCCACGGTATCAGTAATGATTGGTGACGTTCCCCAGTTGTACACATTCTCAAGCAAGCGGCGTGAAGCGCGGCCAAAAGTTGTGGACCAAGGCTCATCCGCACGATACTCAGCAAGCGCACCCCTCACTTCGTGTGTAACATCAGACCCGGCCGGCGCCTTGTCCTTTACCCACATTTCAACACGTTGATTGGTCATTCCTTTTGGTGGAAAGTAACCGTACTTAAGCCTGTAGGCATCAAATAATTCAGCGCGGCGGGCGCCCATACCTCGACCACCGCCGCCTCCACCCCCACTAACCCACCTACCATCTGAGTCCCTGGCTTGGCTCTCGTTATATTCTGGGTAACCCTTGGATACCTTGGGCGCGTGCTTGTCATCCCACATCCGCGGCAGTGCCCAAAGGGCTTCACCCAGGTCAGCAATGCCGTTGAGGGTTTTTCCTTGGGCACCCTCTAAAGACGCAGCATGGGTACGCAAGCCGTTAACCAACCTATCCATGTTTGTGGAAGGGCGTCCTGTAGCACGGGCCAACAACAGCTCAATGGCAAACCGGGCCAGCAACTCATCCTGCAGGGATAAAACTTTCTCTTCTGCCTTGGTGCTGCGAAATAAGTCCACACGGGTTGTACCAGCGCCTGCACGCGCGGGGGCGGCCTTCTGCAGCATTAGCACCCGATCAAGCGTAGCTGATTGCGTTGCCAGCGTATCAGTGAAGCGCCTTACATCAGTACGGTAGGCCATTATAGCCGCCTCATTAAGGCTTACGCCTCTGCTGTTACTGTCTTTGTTGTCGGCGTAGACCAATGTACCCACCAAGGGCGCCACCAATACCACCCCCAACCGCACCGGCACTTTGCATAGGGTTCAACCCAAACCTAGCACCACCCCTCTCAACTGCGGAGCCAAAAGCAGCAGCGCCACCAAGACCACGTGATAACGCAGCGCCAGCTAGATTGCTACGGTTAAGATCGCGTAAACCACGCCGCGCGCCAACAATCACACGGCTTCCAGCTCGTGCAGGGTTTTTAATCCCATAACGCGCAGCACCAATCAAGTTGCCAACAAACCGCCCGGCCCTTGCGGGGTTTCTAATAGCAAGAAGACCAGTACCAAGCGCAGCACCAGCGCCAAGCGCAGTGCGCGCCACCCTGCCGGCGGTCCACCGCCCACCCTCTCCTCTAGCCTGGTTCTCATTGTACTCCGGGTAGCCCTTCGCAAGGTGGCGCTTCGCCAGCTTGCGGTAGTGCTTGAAATGGGTGTAGAAGAGATCTGTAAGCATAAACCTTACTCCCATATGCCAACAGCTACCTTAGCTGGTGTAGGTGCGTTACCCTGTGCCTGGTACCTACCATGGTACGGCAACTCCGTCGGTCCTTCCAGCCTTTCAAACTTAAATTGGCAGATTGGCGTACCTGCCCCAATTGTAATTGTGCGCAAGCTATGGTTACTCAATTCCAATGTGGGGTAGCCATGGAAACCTGGATCAAACTTGGTGTTTTGCACCGCCAAGCCGCGGCGTGCCCAACTTGATTTGTCAAGCACCACCCCGCACACATCATTAGGAAACCATACCCGCTCAATGGTGCTGGCCAGCGCAAAGACACAGTAATAATCTTCAAACGGCTTGGGACACCGCAGTACGCCGGCTACCAAATCAACCAGTTTGTAAATGCACCACAATGGTAGTGCCCAATAGGGCAGCAGCACACGGCGTTGGGCAATCCTAAAATCATAGGTGCAAGGCCCAAGGCCCCAAGTTAGCCCGTTGGCAGCTTGGCGCTCGTTAAATGGCTCAATAAGCGGGGATGGGGAGCCTGCCGCGTTGTTGGTGCATAACGCGCGTATGGTTTGAGCTGGGAGGGCTGCCATAAGCACAACTCCTTTTGACGTCATAATTATACAATACAGGCTTCAAACAAGACTTAATCCATCAGAGCACTTAATACCTTGTGGCGCGGCAGCTTTGCCAACCACCGATTTGAAGCTGTACACCTTGCTGGTGCCAATGGGCTTTAAGCCTTTTTGCATGGATGTAAGCGTATCCATCCTTGCGTTGATTGCACTGATATTATTATCAAGTTCCTTGAGGCGTGTGTTAAAGCTGCTAACACCACGGTACTTGCCGCTTGATTGGTACTTGCGGTAGGCATACCGCAAGGCCAGCGATGTAGCTAGCCCAGCCCCCAGCAAGGCAATTCCGCCAGCAATTAAAGGCATAAAGCGGGCTACGGACACCGCGTACTTGAACTCCCTAGGAAACAGTAGACTTAAATAGCGGGTTGCCGCCTGGTATGAAATAAACGTGGTTGTGTTGGGGGCAACTGACATCAAACCGGCGCTAATGGCGCTATGAATAGGGTGCACATGTGCACCGCCAAGAATACCACCCGCCGCACCTCCAACAACGCTAACACCCGCCAGTGTGGTAATACCTAGAGTTGATAGCACAGAATTTTTGTATGTCTTCCATGCTTTATCAAGTAGAGTTGGATCACGCCATGCCGAATCACTATCAGACAAGTTCCTTACCGCATCGTAAGCATCAACGCTGTCCTTAAATGCACTTTTGGCCTTGCGCGGTGTGTTGGCGCGGGCAGCAGCCAAGGCTGAGGATTCCAGCCCGCGCACAGAAATGGTCAGCGAGTTGCCGCGGTTGCCACCGCCCCCGCCTTCGGACCACTTGCCGCTATCATCCCTCGCCTGGCTATCCCTGTACTCCGGGTAGCCCTTAAGCAATTGGTCAAACTTTTTATGCCCACGCTCCATAAAACGAGCGCGGCGGCGCGCTCCAAGACGTTGAGCGTAAGAGCGTGCCCGGTTAACATCCCGGCCGACAGCCTTGGGTGCGCGCGTGGCGAATGAGCGGGCACTTTGGTAGCCCTGCTGATAGGTTTTACCGCTGGCCGCGCGGCGGGCATCAGCCCTGGCCGCTTCCCTCAAACCACGCAAAAAGCTCTTGTTGGGCTTGCCCACGGCTGCGCTGCGCAAGTAGCGCGCAACGGTTGGGCCATAGCGTAGGGCAGCGCCGGCCCCGCCCAAAACACCAAGGGCCGCAAGCCCCGCCATAACGTACTTGCCCCCACCGCCACCACTGCCACCGCCAGCGGTCCATTTCCCACTGGCGTCGCGGGCCTGGTTAGGGTCAAACTCTGGGTAATCCTTGCGCATGCCTAATCGAGCCCGGCACGAATTCGTGCCGCCCTATACCGTAAGTAATTAGATTTCCTACGACCAGCAGCCACTTCACGGCGCAGCGCCGCTGGACTGTGAAGATTTCGTGGCAGCACACTTCGGACCGCTTCAGCTTGAGGTCTCACATATCGACCGCGTGAAGTAAGGTCAGGCCAACGAGGGCCTGTAGCCGCAGCCATTGAAGGAGGAACGCCCTGCAATGCTTGGCGCGCACGTGCGGTGCGCCAGCCAAGAAAAGCGTTACGGGCACGCCTTAAACCCGGTGCACTTCGCAACACGGGTACACCAGCCGTAGCTAAAATTGTAGCCAACGCAGCGGCACCACCAGCGGCAGCTACCAACTTCCTCCAGCCGCTACGTGTGCTTTCTGAACCCTTACTGCCTCCTCCAGCGCCGCCGGCAGACCACTGCCCGCCTTCTCCCCTGGCCTGGTTCTCATTGTACTCCGGGTAGCCTTTGCGGGCGATGGCACGGCGCTTGGCAAAGTTGATGGCTTTCCTAGAGGGTATTTCGAAGAGATCGTTAGACATTTACTTATCCTTGCCCTTGGCGGCCTTGCCTTTTAACACGCTAATTGAACCGTCGGCATTCCTAATAACCACGTAGCCTTTACCCTCTAGTTCATCAATATAAGCTTCCAATTCCGGGTCATCCAAGCTATCTATTCCATCCAAGTACCCCTTATCAACTGGCGTATGCCCAGCCGTTACCTCATCCTTATGCGCGGCAAACGCCTCAAGCACCTGGTCCTTAACGTCCTTTGGCACCTTAAAATAGTCCAAGGTCTTTGCCAACACAGAAGCAACCTCATCAAACTCAACGGGGGTAATCTTAAGCGCGCGGTGGGCTTCCTCAAGTCCCAGCTCAGTTCCGCCCGGCCGCGTAGCCTCAAACTTAAAAGGCCCGCCCGTAGCATCACAGATCCACAAGGTGCGCATAAACTTGAGGCCGGGCAGGCGCTCCACGGCCTTGGCGTGCCACTCCCGCAGCTGCGGATTCTTCGATTCCCTCCCCACAACAGGGTTGTTTAGCAGCTCATTGCTAAAACGGTTGACCATCGAGGCTATATTGAAGACACCGCCAAGCTTGTCATACAGGCTTAGCTCCTTGCGAACTTCGGCAAATGAGCGTGCATCAGGCATTACAAAACGCTCCTTTTGGGCCGCTTGAGCCTGCTTGGGGGCTTGGGCTTGGTCATAAACTTGGGTTTTGGCGTGGGCTGTAGCTCAGCCTCCCCCTCAGCCTCCAAGCCCTCCGTTGCCGGCGGCGCACCTGTAGGATCCAACTCAGCTGGCTCAACCACATTTGGCTCAACATCTTTTTCCTGGCCAAGGCGGGTGTACAGCCTATCCCCTTCCGTCTCGCTCTCCTCTTGCGCTGGATCCACATGTTCAAGCAGAGTACCCATAGGGCCTTTGCCGGCATAAGGCTGCAGTATTTCCACCGCCCGTTCAATATCCATCTCTTCTTGCTTTGGCTTGGGCGGCGGGGCGCCGGGCATGCCTGGTTGCGGCATGGGCTGGCCGGTCTTGGGATCTATTTGCGGTGCTACCGGCTGGCCTGTTTTGGGATCAATCTCAGGCGTGCCAGGCTGCTGGCCCTCCGCACCCGCTGGCGGTTTACCCCCAAGCGGCTGCCCAGCGGCTCCTTTCTCAGGCTGGGCACTCGGCGCTGCCCCTGGTTTTGGCTTACCTTCCAACGCGGCACCCCCCACCAACCCTTCCCCGGTAGCAATATCCTTCTGCGGAAGTGCGGCCTGCTCAGCGCTATCCAAGGCTCCCGCCTGTGGCTTGGCGGCAGCACCAGACGCACCGGGTTCCCCACCAACGCCGCCAGCAAAGCGTTCAAGTAGCCGCACGAGGAGGCTTGCGTCCACCTCCACCTTATTGTTGCCCTTGACCTCAATACCCAGGCCTTCCTTGCCTTCGGCGGGCTCACTGGCTTCAACACCTTTTACACCTTCCTCAGTTGGCAGCCTCTCGTCAATTCCTTGGTTGACCGCGGCAAGCTGGTTTGGCGCCTGTCCATTGGGCTTGGTCCGCTTTGGCTGGGCAACGGCAAACCCGTTGCGGGTTGGCTCAACAGGTTCCTCAAGCTCACCAAGCTGGACTTGCGGCTGAGCTACAGTTTCATCCATCCCGGTTTCATCAAACGGTGCTTCCTCTTTCTCATCCTCCATACCAAGCTGCTCAGCCAGGTAGCCCTTGGCCTTTTTGGTGGGGTCAAACCCGCCTTGACCAGGCAGCGCACCGCCACCCATACCCGGGAACTTGCCGGGGCCGCCGGCACCCAAACCCTTGGGTGGCAGCTGAATGCCTTGCCCGGCCTTGCCGCCCATCATAGCCAACTGCAATTGTGGTGGAATGCCGGCCAGCATGGGGTTCTGCGGCATGGCGCCTTCAGCCATTATGTCATCAGGCACACGGGCAATGCCCAGCAAGTCCCTAATATCGTTGATAACCGGATCATTGGGTTTGAGAGGAGCGCCAGCGCCGGCCAACCTATGCAACGCACCGGTAATGGCATCAGCATTTTTGAAGGTAACGTCCTCCGTTTCCACCTTGGGCAGCTTATCCAATGGAAAGCCGTTAAGACGCCACAGCGGCACTACCACATCTGACCTAACCTGGCTGGCGATGTATTTTAGAACACTGTTGGCAATCAAATATAGATTACGGCTTTTATCCTCAGACAAGGAACGGTTGCCACCAACATCCCCCATCATTAGATGCTCAACCCCAATAATCCGCGCCATCTCACGTTGCACACGGTCAATGGCCGCGGCAATCTCAGCATGCCCAACCCCAGCCCCACTAAGGAGTTCAAAACCCCATTGTGGTACACCGCTAACCTGGTCACCAGCATCACTATCAGAGAAGTAAGGCAGGGAATCCAACACCAGACCAGTGTCGCTCTGCTTTACCTGCAATTCAACCATTGAACGCATTTCGCCAAGAACCTTGGTAGCCTCCTCACTTGTAATGCTGCCTTGCTTGATAGCACGGTTGATAAAAGTCAGCGGGGCGCGCGCAATTGGAATGCCGCGCAAATCTCTTTCATACGCCCTAATCTCCAACTCTTGCAGCTGCTTTAAGCGCTTGTAAGGATCAGCAAGATGGCGAAACATGCCGATGCCTTCAGGATTGTCAGTAAGCGTATCCTCAACCAAGTAAAGAACTTTATCCCTCGGCAAGCCCAACATATGGCCGGTTTGTGGTGAGCGCTGCCACATGCCAAGCACTGCACCATCTATATCAACATCCCACTGCTCAATAGTGTGCTGCGGGCGTGCTTCGATATCCTTAAAGCCTACCAATCCATCATCTCGATGCTTGGCCGTCCACTCCTGGACGCCAAAACCATAGAAACGATACATGGCCGCCCGGCGCACCACTTTGTACCAAGGACTGTCCATATTGTTGAGGGCATGATCTGTGAACTCAGCCAATGCCAAGCTTTCTTCATCTTTATCATCAACAGCACGTATCGTCCACTTTGGATATGCCACAAGATTGAGGAAATAGTGCACACCGGCCGCAACGATTGAAGTGTTTACGGCAAGCTCGCTGGCCGTCACCCACTTTTGCCGGCCAATCCATTCAGGGGAACGTTCTTTAACTTGCACATAACCGCCCCACACGGCAGTGCCGCTAACACCCATCTCCTGGTATGGGCGCGGGCGCGGAGTAGGCTGCCGGCCGTAGGCAAGGCTACGGCCAACGCGCGTGCGCAGTGTTTGCAACAGGTTAACCATCTACCGGCACACCCCACTTTTAGGCAAGGGGCGCCAGCGTAGCTGATAAAGACCCGGATCTACAATTGTGAAGCGCTAAGCCGCACGGGCAAACGTGCTGGGTGTGGTAAAGCGTAATCCATCGATAGCCCTCAAGGAATTAGGGAATGCTTTGATTACCTCTTGCTGCGTCATGTTATGAAAGAACACGCTATTGGTTGGCGGCGTGTACCGTGCCGCATAGAGTTGGGCAAAAACCTCTCTGCGGCGCTGCTCTTTGGGGTAAACGGTAAGCCACCCCCTACCTACCAAGTCCATGCCCGCTTTTGTACTCACAAGCCGATTAAACTCAAGCGTTAATGACCTAGTTAACGCTGAGTTTGCACCAGTCAAGCCCGCTACGCCCTTACCCCCAAAATCAAGTGCATGCCCAATCTCATGCACAGCTGACATGGTCATTCGCTGGAAACCAACTGATATAGGCCCTACTGCCGTGGTTGCAAGCTCAGGTACCACAAGCGCGTGTATCCTTGGATCATAAAACCCACCAACAAAAACCCCAGCGGGCACACCTGTGGTATTCCCCAACTGCCTATTGATAGCCATAAATCGCATACCAGAAGCCTGTAGTGCAGCAAAGTGCGCCGCGGGTATTGAATCAACGGCTTGCATAATGGCGCGCTGCGCCGTTGGGGTTCGACCCATCGAATAGATTGTTAGTGCTCTACCACCAGCAGTTTTAACGGCAACTGTATTGAGAGCATAGATTACAACATGGTCCCTTACCCGCAAGGCAATGGCTGCAGCAGTGCCAACCGCAACTACGCCAACAATAATCTTTGACCAAGGCCAAGGCCGCTTGGGTGCGTTTGATTTTACCTCAACACCTGGGGATGCCTTGGTCCAACCTTTGTCCTTACCGCTAGTAGCGGTTGAACCACCACCTTCTGTCCATTGGCCGCCCTCGTTGCGGCTTTGGTCCGGGTTATACTCAGGGTAGCCTTTGCTAATCCGTGCAAACTCAATATCTTTGATAAATTTTGCTGGGATATCTGCCATACCCAACTGTTGGGCGCGTTCCAAACGGTGCAAACCATCAATAACTACATCTTTACCATCCCATCGAGTAATTACCACCGGTTTGGTTACATCAGCACGTGCAACCCTTTTTGGATCCGGCTTATCGTATGCAAGAACCCAAGTCAAATTGCGGACTTTGACTTTCTTGGTAGGTGCCTTATCGATAGCCGCAAGCACCTTGTCCAAATCATACTTCTGCCCCGCATGAGTAAAGGTGCCCCCTTCCCTGTAACCAATACTCCCACCACCCCACCTACCATCTGAGTCCCTGGCTTGATCTGGGTTATACTCAGGGTAACCCTTAAATATCTTTGAGGCCTTTGCACTATGCAGAGCGAACTTCAAACTATTGCCTTGCCGACCGGTGAAGGTTAGTTCAATGCCGCGTGGAAGGATCACTTCCATCTCTGGATTGTTGGTTTTACGCTTGTACCGGTACAGCGGGCCAACCCGCGTTCCTGAAGGGACATCAACCTCCATAACAAAACCTTTACCCTTTGCACGGCCAAACGTCTGGGCAATATCCTTGCTACGGCTGGTGGACAGAAACCCGTCATCCCTAAATACATCACCAGGCTTAAGTCCGCTAAGAAACTCAATAAACTTTTTGCTGTGCCTATCGGTGTAAACACCGCGGTACAGCTTAATGTTTGATTTGGTTGTATGTGAACCTGTAAACGCATCAAGTGCATCAACAACGTTACGCAAAGGCATATTTTTATAATCTAATTTGATGTCGGGTACAAACCCCCGCCCACCAAGCTGCAGTTGGGTGCCCAAACGCAACGCGTGGTTCACTTCAACGTAATGGTCATCAAGGCTGCTGTAAATCCCTATTGCCTGTTTAATCTTACCTTTGTTGCGGTCCCAGGCCTGCCGGTCAACCGCAAAAACACCACCACCGGCAGTCCACCTACCATCCTGCCCACGCGCCTGGTCCTGGTCAAACTCAGGATAGCCCTTAAAAAGCGGGCTGCTTTCGCCTAGCAACGCCGCTGGCGCACGTTTGGCCAAGGTTTGGGGGGTAGATAGCGCAAACAGCCCACGGCCCTGTACGGGGCGCACAGGCGTGTTTTTGCCAAACATGGGCTGGATGGGCGTAACGTGGGGTACCAGCGCCGTGGTTGGCTTTCCCTCAAGGGCAGCTACAACGCCTTGCGTACGCGCCGCCAAGGCATTGGCTTGCTGTAATAGGTCTTTCACCAGCGGTTGCCTTTATTGAACAGCGGGTATAAGGCCCAACATACGACAGTGGGCCAGCGCCGCATCGGCCGGCCCATCAATCCAATAGCGCTCATGGTCCTCACGTGTATACGATGGCTGGTAAACAATAGCTTCACAAATTGGGCAGTAGGAGGAACCATCTTCCTTTGTATTCATAAGGTACAGGCCGCCCATTTCAAGACCACGGCTCCAAATCATGTTATTGCAATCAATTAAAGGATCATAATTTGGTTGGCCACCATCAAACGTAGTTTTGATGTTTTCCATTAATTCAACACCGCTTTGGGCGCCAAGGTGGTCAATACCCCGCTCTTTAAGCGCCCCGCGCAGCTTATCCCAATGGTCCTGGCAAATGCGCATTTTGGCCTCCCTTGCACCGGCCTGCTTGTACCTTATACCAGCCAGGCCGCTGTTGGAGCGCCAAACACCTCTCGTGTCCAGCCAGACATTGAACGCACCCGGTGCTTATAAGCAGGTACATGCTTAAGCCAGGCCTGCCGATAAAACTTGGCTTCAGGCCACCCCTTGGGCTTGGGGCGGGCAAAATGCTTTAGCTTTGGATCCATAGGGATGCCGCACAGCACGGCCTTGCCAGCAACCTGGCAACCCACAACCATGCCCATCAAGCCAGAGCTGCCGCCAATATGCGGGGTGCACTTGACCGGTATGTTGATGGATGGATGCACACGGTTGGCATCATATGTCCAAATGGCTTTGGGATCTGTTAAGCCGCGCTTGCGGCGCAGTGATAACTCTTTTACCAATCTTTCGGGGTGGTACGTTACCCAATGGTCTACATTGGGATAAGTAATAGCAATGTCCTTGACAGCTACAATTACGTTGGGCGTAAACAACGCAAGGGCAGCTTTGATATCCTCATAAACATTTGAGGCACCGCCAAGGACCAAGGCAATAGCCATTTACCTTTGCACCGTGCGGGGCCGCATGCCAAAGCGCGCCCCAAACGTGCTGTCCCCATCCCCCTGTCCAATCTTCTTCATAACCTCAGTAAATACCTGCTCAACTATAATCTGTCCATTGGAGTCTGTCCTGGTAGTTGATTGAACATCAAAGTTCTTTGAACTGTTAACGTTGTTGATTACAGTTACGCCCGCACCGCCCGTTCCATTTTTAGGCGTAACTTTTACTTGTTCCCCTGGACTTAATCCTATGAGATAAGGCCTGTCCCCACCCCCGCTACCTGGAACTTGGAAGGAGCCGCCTTCCGCAAAGCCCCCAGCCCGTGGTATTTGTATTTGGCTTGTAGTGCTGCCGGGTGCCAAGGCATTACTAATCAATGGATTGGTAAATCCACTAATTATATTCAACAGAGGCCTAATCACAAATGCCTGGAGGGAAATGCGTACCAATTGTTGAATTACATTTTCAGCAAACTCCTTAAACTTAAACTTGCCCGTGCTGGCGAATTGAGCCAGTGCATCCCCCATCGTATTAAACAATGCTGATGTTGCCTCATTGACCGCGCCTGTCAACCTCTGCACCTCTCTTAACAAAGAGAGCTGATCAAGCAGCCCTTGCCTTTGCGCTTCCGTTAATGGCTGGCGGCGCTGGGCAGCAGCCAATTCAATCGTTAGAAGACGGTTGCGGGCTTCCATTTCAATGTTGCCAAAACGAAACAACTGCACTTGCTGCTGTAGATGTATATTTTCTCTTTCAAACACCGTCAATTGGCCGGCCTGGGCAAGCCGGCGCTGCTCCCTTTCCTGGGTTCTGTAAAGCCGTGTACGTTCAGCTAGCGTTCTGTTGTATTCAGCAGATCCAATCGTCAACATACCCTGCGTCACCAGGGTTTGCAGTTCCATGCGCGCTTGCAGCTCAGCACGATTGGCGCTTTGCTGCATTAAGCCAACGCGCTCCCTTAGCTGCGCCGTGCCAAATTCAAGCGCTCCGGGTATGCTGGCCAGCGTACGCAGAAATTGCTGCGCAAATAGATCTGACTGTAAAAACGCCTGTCCCAAAGCTTGTATCTCGTTTGCTGAAATTCTACTCTCTTCAGCCCTCGCCTGCCGCATCAATTGAATAATTTCAGTTAAAACCCGTGTGTACTGCTCAGAGTTAGGATCTAAGCCAGCGAGGGCCGGTTGCTGCCGCGCCAACAACTCCGTTGCATCAAAAGATTGCTGCAGCAACCTCAGCCTATCCCGTAACGGCCGTATTGACTGCTGTATGCGTTCATTCTCTATCTCCAACGTTCTAAAGAACTGCTGCGCATACTCATCGGACCGTAAATAAGCTGTTCCCAAAGCCTGGATCAAAACCCTTTGGTAATCAGCTGATTCATTAACACGTTGCAAAGATGATTGGGAGGCCTCCCCACCAATCGTAGCAAACATATCCTGCAGGCGGGAAAAGAACCCAGCGGTGGTGGCTGGATCATTAAGTCTAGCTTGAGCTTCCCTCCCCTCAGTTATCCTTTTCAAAAGTGTATCAATTTGCCTTTGATATGCTTCAAATTCCTCCGCTGGTGTTGATGGCAACAAATACTTGCTAAAATCTCGTAGTCCAGCTCCTATAGATGCCAAACCTCTATCAACCATATCAAACAAGGTATTCAAACCAGACCAGCTCATAAACCTATCAAACACCCGGCCGGCCCAAGCAGCCCGCTCCCTTAATGGATGAAATTCAATTGTCATGAAACGAACACCGAGATCAGTCAAAGCTCTCCCCAATTGTCGCCAACCTGATACCGTGGCAGCGGGTAAGGCCAGCTCCTCTTGCAACACTTGTATAATCACTCTCTGAGCTTCAAATATCTCAGTTGAAGTTCTGGCATTTCTAAGGATTTCCAACTGTGCTTCATTAAACCGCACACCAGCCAGCCGCAAAGCATCCCATGCCTGTGCCGGCTGCCTTAGAGCAAGGGCAAGGGCTTGGTTGGCCCGTTCAACATTTCCCATGCGTTGAGCAATTCTTGGCAGCAACGCTGTAGCTGCTTCAAGTGCATCACTTCTAATATCCCCACCCGTACCAAACAGCAGCGCAAACGGTGTGGTAACCCCGCCGGTTACCCCTTGCAGCCCCAGCCGCACTTCCCGCAAGGCTTTCATTTGCTCTTCAAGGCGCGCGGCTTCTTCACGGGCCGCTTTAATTGCAGTTTTAAGCCCTTCAAAACCAGCAACGGCCGCGCTAATGCCAGCCACGGCGGCCAAGCCGCCGCCAACACCAATTCCCAAGGCGGCAAGCGGGTTGCGCATGGCAAATGCAGCCGCACCAGTCAATAGATTACGACTGGTTTGGTTACCCATTGCCAGCGTTGCCCCCGCAAGAGGCAAGCTGCCACCAAGCAATAGGGTAATCAGTGCAGTACCCGTAGCGGGGAACCGCCTGGTAAACGTCAATGCAGTTAACGCAACCTTACCCAATACACCCAACATTGAGGTAAGGCCTGCCGTTGCAGTCTTAGTATGTTCACCAAACGCCTGTAATTGAGTATTGGCCGCACCCATCTTGCCGGTGCTTGCAGCAATTGCAACTCCTGAAGCAGTGGCAGCCAACCCCAGGGAAGCAAATTGCTTGGCAGCCTTGTCAATAAATGAAGCTGATACCGCTCTGGCTTTGTTAAGGTCATCAAGCAGTTTTTGTAAGTTTGCACTTACATTAACTTGGGCTTCCCCTACAACAACCATGGCTTACCTGCCCGCTTATTGAATCCACCCAATGCAAAGCTTGGAGCCCGTACACTGGCCACGGGTATGGTTGTTGCCCGTCGTCTTTGACACATGCAAAGGACTACCACAAGCTGGGCATTTGATGTCGACCCTCAGCCTAAAGGCCGCTGCGCCCCGCCGCGCTCCGTGCCTGGGCATTGATGTTTCTCAACGTATTCTCCAATGCCTTAACGCGGGCATTAACAACACGGCTACGCGCCGCCACCCGTGCGGCGCGGGCTTGCGCCAGTTCATACTTTCGACCATAGAAAGCGCTTTGGCCCATCGGTGCCCGGCGCCAATTAGCAAGTGCAGTGCGAACAACGGTGCTAGTTGATGCAGAAGCTTCCGCCAGCCTGTCCTGCTGAGCACGTAAGGAAGCCAACCGGGTCTGCACACGGCCTGCCCTAGCTCCTACTGTAACCGCCGCCGCGCGCGAACTTGCCGCACCAGCAGCCCGCAGCCGCGCTGCTACCATGCGCCCCACAGGGCCTAGCAACGCGCCTCCAGCCACCAAACCACCGGCAACCAAGGCCGCGCGCCCCCATCCACCAGACCTGGGCTTTTCAGCGGGCTTGTCTGAACCACCACCCCCACCTCCACCACCGCCTCCGCCACTTATCCACTGGCCGCCTTCCCCACGCGCTTGGTTCTCATTGTACTCAGGGTAGCCCTTAAGCACCTTGTCAAACAGCGTAGGCTTCGCCTGCTTCCCAACGCGCTTGCGGCGCTTTGGGCGGCCGGGTACATGCAGCCCGCCTTCAATGTTAGCGGCATCCTCTTTGGCAAGGCGGTCAACGCCTTTGGATACCAAAGCTAGAAGAGATGATAAGTGTTTTGCTTCGCGCCCCAACGTCCCCGTGGTCATTGTCCCAATCTCCAATATGGCCGCACGCGTGGCACTGGTAGCGCTTGCCCCCAAGGGCGTGCGTGCGGCGGCTGCCGCATTGTAGGCAGTTTTGCCCGGCGTTTACCACCAATGGTTGGGCCAAGGCTTGCAAATGCTCAGCCGCCCTATCCCTAAGCGGAAAGCAGCACATCATAGCTGCATCACCAAGGTTTGGGCTTTGCGCCCCATCAGGTGTTTTATCGACTTGCAGCTTCATAAGCGTATTGGGCTGCGCCGTGGGCTGGCCAAGCTCTTCAATTAACTTATAGAGTAGCGGGCCAATAGCCTTGCTATCAAAGGATATAAGACTATCAATAGGACTTGGCTCATTGTGGGCGATATAGCGGTGCGTGCGGTACACGCGCATGCGCAAGTTCCACCAGCCTTGCGCCTTGAGATTGGCAAAGTATGCCTTGTTCTTAGGACTGGCTTCATCATCAACTATCAAACGTTTACCCGGCCATTGCACCTTGCCACCACCATTCCAAGGTGACATGGTAATGCCGTGGGGCAGCACGCCTTCAGCTTTTAGACGATTGGCTTCCCCACGCACGCCAGCGCCAACGCCAACTGAATCATAGCTTAGAAAGATGGGCAGCGTATCAGCACAGCCGTTAACTGCACGGCGGGTATTTGTAGATGTATCATCTCCTCCCCACTGATCCGCATACTTAACAATCCAAGCCCGGCGCTTAACCACAGCATTGGTAGCCAAGCCGCCATCAGCTACGTCAAACCCACCAAACCAAGGATCATCTTCATCATCCACCCACCCCTCTATCTTAAGATGGGCATCAACACAACTTTCAAGCCATGCCTTTGGAATAACGGTGCCTTGCAAGGCCGCAGCGTAATCTCTATCAACTTCACTGGCAAAGATGTGTGATAGACCCTTGGATGCAAACAACTTGGCCCGCGTTGTATACCAATCCCTATTCTTGCCTGGATGGTGGCTCCAATCAAGAATAAAGACATTGGTACGGTCGCTAACAATTTCTATATCCTTGCCGGGCTCCCATACCTTACCGCCCATGCGCGTGCGGTGAAACACAGAGCCAAGGCCGCTAACGCTACTCATATCAATACGTACCCGTGTAGTTTCAGAGAGCGCCGCCTCCACTTCCTCCGGGTGCTCAAGATGAGCAGACTCATCAACAAAATAGATCCTTGCACGGCTGCCGCGCCCAATCTCCTCACCAATCTCACCAAAGATGGATGATCCATTGTTGGGATTGCTAACACGTTTATCCAACAGGTGCCGGTGAGGTATTAGATCCTTGGGCTTAAACACTGATGGTAAGTTCTTAATGGTTTGGCGCAGCTTTACAAAAATAGAACCTGTATCCCCACTACGATCCAATTTGATAGCCGTGGCCGTACCCCAGCCAACGCTGCACGCATCCCAAAACAGCCACATCCAAATGCTAACCGCCAGCCAGGTCCAGGTAGCGCCCATATCACGGCTCTTTTCAATTAAACCGTTGGCTTCATTATCAAGGCACGCAAAGCCAAAGCGTATCATTTCCTCTTGCCGCTTAAAGAGGATTAGGGGCATTACGGTTTCAAGCGGCCGACCCGTTACTGGATCTCTTTTACCAGCATTCCTTGGCTCGTGCGTATCAATCCAATGGTTGATAAATGCGATGCAGCCATTAACACCGGAGGCGTAGAAAGCCTTTCTGTTGGCAAGATATTGAGGGTCTTCCTGGTAAAGCACCAACTCTCTTTGCCGCCATGCCCGCACCTTATTGTAGTCAATAGGCCACTTATCCGTTGTTTTAGGTTCCTCAAGCTGCCCCTGCCTTACCAGTAGCTCAGCCTGTGCCAGGTATTTCTGATCCGGCTGCGTAGTGGGAGCCTGCGTAATTGCAGTAAGGTCCACATCTGACATCCCCGCCATTTCCTGTGCCAAGGTAGGTGGTAATGGTTGAGGCTGCAGTATGTACTGGCACAGTGCAAGGGCGGTCTCCTCATCTATATCTTCAACCTCACTTTGCACGGCCTTGAGACTGGCCATAAACGCTTCAAGCTGCTCAACATCCATATTAGCCACGGCTTCAGACAGCGCTAGTGGCAGAGTAGACGCAAACAAGTTAAGTATTTGATTCACTCAAAGCTTACCCGTGGCCCTGTACCTGTCACATCCAAAGGGCTTACCAACAGCCTTGCTTACAGCGGCGCAGGTAGCGCACGGCCGCTTTGACCACATATGTGGGTCAGCATAAATGGTGTTAAGGATAGCAGTTGGCAGTGCACTACGCGCTTCAGCCACCACATAATCAGCAACACTGGCCACTGCTATGATAGCTTGGGCAATTGGCAGCCAAGGAGGGCTACCAGCCCCCAACATGGACATGCTGCGGGTTGCCTTGCTCCAAGCATCAATTGCCATCTCCTTTATCTCAGGGGGGATATCAGCTTCTGAAGGTGCTTCAGACATAGAAGTTTCCTCTACGACTTGGGTAATGGCTTGGGTGTTACATCAATCATAGGTGGGGCGGCGGCCTGCTGCTCCCTTGCAGCTTTGGTAGCGGCAGCAGTTTGCAGCAACTTGGCCATCAAACTGCTGGGGTCAAGGTCAGCCTGTATCTTCTGTGGCAGCAGCTTGGCCAATAACATCACATAGGTCCTCTTTTCATACCGTGCCAATGCACGCACGTAGCCTAGCAATCCATCCTTACCCTTCTGGTTTGAACCCTCAAGCTCACCAGCCATAAAGATAATTTCTCTAAGAATGCGGGTGGTTCGATTAGGCCCTGGAGGCCTCCCTGTAGGGTTGGGAGTACCGTTCCTTTTATTAGCGATCCTTTGGTTTCTAGCCCTTCGGGCATCATACCGCTCACGTTCAATCTTACGATCAATACGCAGCCGTTCCCGCTTTGTGGTTGGTATGGGCGGTGGCAAAGTTTCTCTTTTTGGGGTTTTAGGGCTGTCAACCATGTTGGTTAGGCATAGACATGGTTGCGGTGCTTGGCAAATGCTA